CCAACCATTGGCCGCAACACCACCTGTAGTAGAGACTGCAGACTTGACAACATTTGCCGGACCTCAAAAATTGCCGCCTGGCGGATCAGGCGGATTTGGCACCGGTGCCAACAATCCAAGTTTGGCAGGAACATCAGCTGCTCCTCAGCTCATAGCAAAAGAAGCCTAAAGAAAGAGATTATCAATGCCAGTAAACAATCAACAGCTATCGGGAAGAACCAGTAACTACCGGTTTGATCGTGGTGGTAAACCTGCAGAGATGGGGCCATTCATTGGCACAGTGATGAACAATGTGGATCCTGCAAGAACCGGAAGACTACAGGTTCGTATACAGCAATTTGCGTCAGGGTCGGACAACAATCCTCAGCTGTGGCGCTGGGTAAACTACTTGCCTCCTTTTTACGGAGTCACGGAAAAAGACAGCCTTGTTCAGGGTGCAGGCAGTTTTCGAGGAAATCAACAAAGCTACGGCATGTGGTTCACTCCACCGGACCTTGGCACAAATGTGCTGTGCTTCTTTGTGGAAGGAGATCCCAATCAAGGTTATTATGTTGGATGTGTTATCAACAATGCATTGAATCACATGATTCCGGCCATTGGTGCTGCTCCTCAAGGTGAATATGTGACGAATAACAAAACCCAGGCTGCATATTTTGCCGATGCTCCTCAATTGCCTGTCACTGAAATCAACACAAGCTCTGGAAAAATTGATGGAGACCAGAGATTTTTTGACCAACAGAAACCAGTACACAGCTATCAAGCGGCTGTGTTTTTCCAACAAGGACTTGCTAAAGATCCTGAACGTGGACCAATCATCTCCAATGCACAGCGTGAAAGTCCCAGCACGGTGTACGGTATCTCTACTCCGGGCCAGCCCATCTACACCAATGGACTAAAGCCCAGCAACATCCGACAACAGCTTGATGCCGGCACAGTGACTGCTGAACAAACCAAAGTGACCAGTCGGCTTGGTGGTCACACCTTTGTCATGGACGATGGAGACTTGGAAAACACCAATGCACTGGTGCGACTGAGAACTTCCAAAGGTCATCAGATCATGATGAACGACAGTGAAAACTTTTTCTACATCATTCATGCCAATGGCCAGACCTGGATAGAACTGGGACAGGAAGGCACGGTGGACATCTTTTCTACCAATTCAGTAAATGTGCGAACTCGAGGTACTATCAATCTGCATGCGGACAAAGACATCAACATGTTTGCCGGCGGCAACATCAACATGAAATCCAACGCTGCTACCAACATTGGCGCTGTTACCACATTGAGCATGGCCAGCCAAGGTGACATGACCTTGTACAGTCAAACAACTGTGGGAGTACGCAGCGATGGAACCCTGGCGCTGCAAAGCCAAACTGGCGGATCCTGGAATGGCGGATCAGGATTGAAATTCCAGGCCAGCAGGATTGATCTCAACGGCGGCGGCGCAGCATCAGTTGCAATACCCCGACTGTATCCCAAGACCACGTTGAATGACACCACATTTGACAATTCAACTGGATGGCAAGTGAAACCCAACGGATTGGAAAGCATCGTGACTCGTGCGCCCACACACGAACCCTATCCTTATCACAACCAAGGTGTGGCAGCCACAGTGAGTCTCACTGAAGGGACGCCCACTCCACCACCGGAAGCAGTACCAGTTGCGACCAATTGGAGCGTGGTGAGAACAGCATGAGCGTTTTTAAATTCACAAGACCTGATGGCAAGATCTTTGAATTACAAGGTCCTGCCAATGCCACATTTGATCAGGCCAAGGCAATATTTGACAAACAACTGGCCAGTGGTGGGCTGACAGGTATTCCAGTGGGCGGAGTGGTCAATGCTGTGACTCAAGCAGCAGGCGGGTTATCATCGGCCCTAGCACAGATAGGTCCGCAGGCTGCGGCACTCACAAAACAAATCGGCGGTGCTATCAATCTTCCCACAAAACTAGGAGCATTGATTCCCAATGCTATATCAGTGAGTAATTTTGTGAATACCAAAATCAGTTCTCTAAATATCGGAACTATTGCATCAAATCAAATACAAGGCCTGGTGGCACAGGCGTCGGCATCAGTGAATCAAGCAGCCAATGCCATAACCAATGCCAAAGGTCTTGGACAATTTGGGCTGGACGCAAATCAACTGCAACTGTCGGGATTGATCAAACCGGGAATCGCAGATCAGATCAAACAGGTTCCGGACAAATTCAAGGAGATCCTAAGCAGTCCCACAAGCTGGACCGGCAAGTTTGGCGCTGTGAATCTAGATTCAGTGCTGAACAACACTGGATTACAAACTCGTGTGCAGCAGGGATTGATGAACACAAATTTTGATCAACTCAAACAGTTGGGCACCATCAAGGGCACAGAAATAGCCAGTCAACTGGGCCCATTGCTGAACACTGCTACCAAATTTGGAGCCGCCACTGCCACTGCCTGGCTCAATGGCAAGGCACCCGGCGACCTTGTGAATCAGATGAATAATTTTGCCACATCTGCACAGTTTGGTCAGGCATTTGCCGATGTCAATGCTGCTGTGGCCGGTGGAGGAAATCCGTTACAAGCAGGCGTGGTAGCAGTCAAAGGATTTACCAGCACAGTGAATCGAACCAACGTGAATCAGGCCACATCTGCGATAATTGGTGATTCCAATATCGAAACTCCGGATTTTTCACCAGCAGCCGCTGCACCTGTTGCTGCAACCAACGCAGTATACACCGGACCGCTAACCACTCCTGTTCTCACAGCAGCCCAACTGGATGCCTTGAGACCAGCCACAGCAAGAAAAATCCTAGATTCAGTATACGAAGACATGCGTGACATCATAGGCATCAATGAACGGCAAATCAGAGATGCAGAAAAGCTTCGGGCCTACTATATCGAGGTGGGAGATACTGTTCGTGCAGCAGATGCAATCAAGTCAATTCCTAGATATCGCGCCGAGATAGCACAGGCCCGAGCAAATCAGCAAGTCATCGTGGCGGCATTGAATCGGTTGGGTCCGCTGAGCGATTCGCCTCCATAAATATCGTATGTCTACATTCATCGGATTCAATACTCAAAATCAATACAAAAAATTCACCTTGGTAGATACTGAGTTGATCAAGCGTGATCTGCTCAATGCTTTTAATATCACACAGGGACAACTGCCCGGCCGACCAGGGTATGGAACCATCTTGTGGAGTTTCTTGTTTGAAAGCCAAGATCAGACCACTATGAGTCAGATAATCAGGGAAGTGCAGCGTGTGGCCGGAGGCGACCCCAGACTCAATCTCGTTGACGCATTGATATTTCCCCAGGAAAACGGTGTGTTGATAGAATTAGAAATACAATTTGCCCCTAACACCAACGCTGAACTATTAAGTGTGTTTTTTGACCAACAACAACGCCTAGCAACCTTTGCTTTAAGTTAGCCGTTTATTTTGTTGGTAAATAACAAAACAATAAAACATTATGGCACGCACCACTAGACAAACAGTTGTATTCGGAGTTGAAGACTGGAAACGCATCTATCAGACTTTTAGAGAAGCGGACTTCCAGAGCTATGACTTTGAAGCTTTACGAAAAAGTTTCATAGACTATCTACGTCAATATTATCCTGAAACATTCAATGACTATATTGAATCATCAGAATTTATTGCCATGCTGGATGTGATCGCATTCATGGGTCAGGCCATGAGTTTCCGAAACGATCTCAACACTCGCGAAAATTACATTGACACAGCCGAGCGCAGAGACAGTGTGGTTCGACTGGCCAATCTTGTCAGCTACACTCCCAAGCGCAACACAGAAGCACAGGGATATCTCAAGGTATTTTCAGTGCAGACCACAGAAAATGTTATAGACTTCAACGGTATTGATCTTGGCGGCGTCACAGTGAACTGGAATGACCCCACAAACTTCAACTGGGCCGAACAATTTGCCACCATCATCAATTCTGCCCTGGTGAACACTCAACGTGTGGGTCGTCCGGGAAATCGCACCACTATTCTGGGTGTGGACACATCGGAATACAGTATCAACTTGGTACCGGGATTCTTGCCGGTATTTCCGTACAATGCCACTGTGGATGGGGTCAGCATGCCTTTTGAGGCAGTGAATTCCACATCAGTAGGAACACCATCCACAGCACCATTTGTGTACGAACCCTCTCCGCTGCCCAATGGCATCTTTAATCTGTTGTTCCGCAATGACGCATTGGGATTTGCCAGCGCCAACACAGGATATTTCTTCTATTTCAAACAGGGTGTGCTTCAGAATCAAGATTTCAATCTTGCCGAACGTATCCCCAATCGCACAGTGGACATCAACATTGAAGGAGTGAACAATGAAGATCGTTGGTTGTTTCAACTGGACAACGTGGGCAATGTGTCAGCTGAATGGGAATATGTGGAATCGGTCTATGCCGCAGCAGCCGAACAATTGGCCCCGGATCAACGCAAACTATTTTCTGTGACCAGCAGAGCAAACGACCAGATCACACTGACCTTTGGCGACGGTGTTTTCTCCAGTGTACCAGTGGGATTGTTTCGCTGCTATGTTCGTGCCAGTAATGGTCTCACATACATCATCAACCCTGACGAGATGCAGAGCGTAGTCATACCCATCAGCTATGTCAGTAGATCAGGACAGCTACAGACTATTACGTTTACCTGTGGTATCACCACTCCGGTGAGCAATGCACAGGCCAGAGAAACTCTGGACCAGATCAAACAACGTGCTCCGGCTAGATACTACACACAGAATCGCATGGTGAATGGTGAAGACTACAGTAATTTTCCATTCACTGCTTACAACAGCATCATCAAGAGTTATGCATTAAATCGTGCCAGTATTGGCACCAGTCGATATCTGGATCTGGTGGACAACACTGGCAAATACAGTTCCACCAACATATTTGCCAGTGACGGTGCTATCTGGCAAGAAAATGAACTGCCTACATTTTTGTTTACCTGGATCACAAGAAATGAAGTGGCCAGCGTAATCACCAACCAGATTCAACCGCTGTTGGTTACCAATGCATTCACACAATTCTACTATGCCAATTTCGTCAGGCCCAACCTGCTGGTCAACAATCTAACCTGGCGTCAAAGCACCACCCTGGCCAACGAAACTTCAGGATACTTTGTGAATGCATCAGGAAATCCTGCTCCCATCAGCACTTATTCCAGCACCAACACTCAATACATACAGGTGGGTAGCTTGGTGAAATTTGCTGCACCTGCCGGCTATTATTTTGATTCCAATAATCGACTCCGACTGGGAGTTCCCACACTGGCCGCGGAACGTCTTGAATTGTGGGCCAGCCCAGTGAGCATATACCTTGATGGTACCAATCAAGGTCAGGGCAATTTCACTTCAGGGCGATTGAGTGGTCAAGGACCAGTGATATTGAACAACTTCGTGCCCACAGGTGCTATTCCGGTGCAGGTAATTCCGCTGCTGATAACAGATATTCCCACAAGCCTTGAAACCAGCATAGCGGATCAGATCTTGTTGTACAGGAATTTTGGTCTGGGTTATGACAACCTCACACAGACCTGGTACTTGATCACATC